AAAAATGATTTTATAAATTTAGTAAAAACAGCTTTATCTGCTGGTGTTGCTGGTAAATGTTTTCCTTTAGTTATAATTTCACCAGTAGCTGATGTATTAGCTATCTTAGTATGTACTAACGTATCTTTATCGATATTTGCTTTGTTACAAGTAATTGCGATATCAGTTAATTTAGTTGACACTTTAACAACACCTTTACCGTGAGCTGTTCTGTATTGGTTGATAAAACCTAACATTGCAGTGTCTTGTCCAAAAGTAACTGATGATACTAAGATTAAGATTACAGTGATTAAGTTTTTCATATCTTTTGGTTTTGTTATACAAAGGTAATAAATCTATTTGACACCACCAAATTATTTTGAAAGTATTTCGTAAATAATCCCAATTAATTTAGGCACACCAGTATTCCAATCAGCAAATTCTTTGCGGTATTGTTCATCAGTAAGGTTTAATGAGGCTATTTTTTCTTTGTATTCTTTTGATAAATACTTAGAATCAATAATTAACCCATTATTACTACATACATTTGAAATAGCGTTAATTACATCATAATCATCGATATGTGATTTCCAGTCACATATGTCTAACATTTCATCAATATCTTTCTTATATTGTTCAACTAATTCGTCTTTTGTAAATGGTAATTTTCTCATGATAATATGTTTAATGAATAAAGGTACGAAAAAAAATTGACAATTTCAAGTTTATTTTATAAATCTTTGATATTTATTTGAAAAGGTAGATAATTATCTTTTTATTAAAAAAAATAAAAATATAGATATTTATTATTAAATAACAAACACAATTTAAAAAACAAACAACAACATGGCTGATTTACTAATGAAAATGCCCTTACCATACGAACCTAAAAAGAAGAATCGTTGGTTAATTACATTCCCAGCTGATTTAGGTATCCAACAATGGTGGTTAAAATCGGCTTCTAGACCGTCAATAACACAAAACGAGGTTGAAATTGAATTTCTTAATACATCGACATGGGTTATTGGTCGTTTCACTTGGGAAACAATTGAAGTTACTTTCCGTGACCCAATAGGTCCATCAGCTTCACAAGCTATTATGGAGTGGGTTCGTTTACACTCAGAATCAATTACAGGTCGTCAAGGTTATGCTGCTGGTTACAAACGCCCAGTTGAGCTTGAAATGCTTGACCCGACAGGTGTTGTTGTTGAAAAATGGTTACTTGATGGTACGATGTTAACAAACGTTGGATTTGGTGACTTATCAATGGATGATGATGGTATCGCTGAAATTAACGCTACACTTAGATTTGACAGAGCAATCTTGTTATTCTAATTGTTTGGTTATAAGATACTTGGCTTGTAAATATTAAAAAATTAATTATTTAGTGTCAAAATACGAGTAAACACTAAAAAAAGGTTAAACTGATGTTCGGTTTAACCTTTTTTTTTTATTTTTATTTTTTCTTTACAAAAAAAAATAAAATATTATATTTATTTAAAGAGTTATAACAATTTACATTAAAAAAGTTTTAAAATGGATAAAAAACCACAAGTGTTTCCAACACAACAAGAACGAATGGCTACCATGCAAGCAACTGAACAGGCTAAGCTTTCAGCTTATGAGGCTGAAAAACAAGCTGCTGCTAATGATATCTATAATAGTATTCAACAAACTGAAAACGTAACGCAAGAACGTATGAACGCAGTTGAAATTATGAGACGTAGGACTGAAGAACAAATGAATCAAATGAAAACTAATGGTCAAGTTGTTGATTCTAGATTTGCCGAACAAGAAACAGCAACAACAGCTAAAGTTATTCAAGATGACTCAAATAAACGTAATATAGAACAAATGAGGCTTCGTGATGAACAATTAAAAAAAAATCAAGAGCAAATTCGTCAATATCAAATACAAGCTAATCAAGCTGTTGAAAGAGATAACCCTAATAACGTTGATTTGTATCAACCTAATATGGGGGCACAAACAAACAAACAAACAAACCAAGTGAATAATTTCCAACAAAACACTTATCAAGGTAATACTCAAGGTAATGCTCAAGGTAATGTTCCAGCACAGAACAATTATGTTCCACCTGTACCACCTTCAATTAAAAACAATTATAATGAAAATTTTGGTATGAATCCATCAAATATAGACCCATATATCTTGGAGTTGAGTCAACCAAATTATAATTCACCGTTTGATGTTATCCCTTTACCTTCAGAAGGTAAATTATATCGTTCAAAAAGACCAAACATTCGTCTAGCATATATGACAACTGCTGATGAGAACATTCTTACTAGTCCTAATTTATTAGAAAGTGGTGAATTTTTAGAAATCCTTATAAATCGTAAGATGCTTGAACCAGATTTAAGGTATAAAGACCTTCATGTTGGTGACAGAAACGCTATAATGCTTTGGTTAAGAGCAACTGGTTATGGTGAAATGTATCCAGTAACTCTTTTAGATGAAAAGAGAGTGGCTTTTGATACGGACATTAATTTAAACAATCTTGCAACTAAAAAATTAGGTGTTGACCCAGATGAAAATGGTTTATTTGACTATACATTCCCACTTTGTAAGGCAAATATTAAGTTTAGATTACTAACATGCGGTGATGTTGATACAATAGAACGTATGGTAGAGGCTGATAAGAAGAATAATCTACCAGTTAACAAGCAAAATACATATACTATGGAATTTACTATAGTATCAGTTAATGGTGATTCATCTAAGAATACTATTAGAGATTTTTGTAATTCTATTAGAATTGGTGATGGTAAAGCATTTAACGAATATATTGAACTAATTGATAGCGGTATTGACCTAAACATAGATGTTAGGACTCCTGGGGGTGGGTCCATTAAAACCTTTCTTCCGCTTAACATCAACTTTTTTTGGCCTAACGTCAGAGTATAAAGTACCATTATTAGAAGAAATTTACATATGTATGCAGCATTTAAAAGGTGCTTCGTATTCAGATGTACTATCAATGCCAACTTATGAACGAAGATTTTTCCTAGGTCTGTTAACTAAAGAAGTTAGACAGAGAGAAGAAGCGGCTGAAGCCACTAAAGAGCAACAGGCAGCTGTTTCTGGTGGTAAAGGTAAACGTCAGACTAGGGTTTCTGGTGAGGCATTAAAAACACAAATGAAAAATGGTGATTTACCAATAAAATAATAAAGATACCCACATTTGGTGGGTATTTTTGTTTTTATTGATATTTATAACTAAAGAAATTAATATATGAGCAATAAATTAATAATAACAGAAGAACAATATAGTAAGTTAAAGGAATTTATCTTTGAAACCCGTTTTGATAAATTTTTAACAAAATCTGTTAAGAATGGTGATATTGTTAGAATAACTATTGGTGATAACGCTTCTAATTATGTCGTAACTAATAACACCAACGGTCAAGTTCAGTTAGATAATGTTGATAAAGGTTCTACTAATATCAACAATAGAATTTTTATTTCAATGACATCATTAGATGGTAATAAATTACAAATTAAACAAGTTAATAAATTAAAAGAAAAAGATAAATTAAAAGATGTAAAATCTTGGAAAGTACTTAACTTAAATAATATTAAAAGTATTGAAGTTCTTAGAAATGGTGCTGTTGTTGATACTGTTGATGAACCTACTGATAAAGGAAACCCTGTAAAGCCTAATACAAAAGGTCCAGAAGATGATGAAACTAAAAATAAATTAAGCGATGCTTTATCGTTATTACTTAACGGTCTTGAAGAAGGTAAATCTCTTGATTTTACTATGTCTGACGATAGTGTTGTTAGATTCTGTTGTTTATCTAAATCTAATAACGTATTTAATTTTGAACTTATTGAAGATGATAATCCTCTTAATAAAAAATTAAAAGATTGGGATTCATATACTATTAAAATTAAAAATGGTGGTGGTGGTGATGATGATTCTGTTGATTTATATGAACTGAATAAGACTATTATAACATCGGTTGATAGTGGTGCTACTTTTAGTTTAATGTTTGTTGGCCATAGTGCGGATAATAAAAAACCAATACCACTAGAAGGTATAAAACATTTTAATATTGGTGATTGTAATGTTACTGATGATGACGATGATGAAGATAACGAAGATGATGATGATAAAACTAAAAAAGATAAATTAGTAAAGCGTGGTAAAAAAGCTTTTGATTACATTTTAAAGGACCCAAACCTTCAAGAGGCATTCTATAAACAACCATCTCTTTTTAAACTATTTCAAGCCGAATTAACTGGTAAGGTTGCTACTGGTACTGGTATAATAACAATATTGAATATTGTTCATGATTATGCAAATAAACAATCAAACGAAAAACTTGGTGGAACGTTTACAAAAGATAAAAAAGTTATTTTTAGCCCACTTAGAGAGGTGGCTATTCCATTTCAAAATAAAAATGGTCAATCAGAAACTTTTATTATGAGTCCAAATGAAAGTTATACAGCTACTGTTAAAAACACACAATTAAATAGTACAGATAGAATTATCGAAAATTACGCTGAAGGTTTCAGAATATTTGTTAAAAACAAAACAGAGCAATCGGATGTGTTTCTTTGTCAAGTAACTAAATTAGTAACTATTAATAAAGTTAAAAAAAGATTTTCAAGTAAAGAATTAGTTAGAATTAAATTCTCTGGTGAATCGCCTGGATACTCACCATTAAAGTCTAACAAGAACCCAGCAAAAGTAACACCAAAACCTACTAAATAACTATGACAAATCGAGAATTAAAAGAAGCTGTTGAATTACTTAGAGAACAAGCTAAAGAGCAACAAAATATAAGTTCTAGTCTAGAGGGTTATCTTGCTGGGTTAAAAAGACTTAAAGGTCTTCAGCAAACTATAGCAACTAATAAAGCAATCGAAGGTAAACTTGAAGAAGAAAGACAGAAAGCTATTGCCGCTGGCGATATAGTTGCTTTAAGACAAGCATCAAAAAAACTTAGAATATTAAAAGACCAAACAGCTGAATTAGAAAAACAGGGTCAAGTTTTAGCTGATAACTTAGAAAAGGTTAATAAAGGTAATCTTTTAATGACAAAGATTGGTGCTGGGGCTGTTAAAGCTTTATCTAGTTTACCAGATTTGATGAAAAATTCATATGGTAAATTAAAAAGTTACGGTTTATTTGAAATGAGTAAAGCTACTAAGACTGCTGCGTTACAAATGGGTCTTATGGGTAAACAGTCTGATGCTTTAGGTGAAAACATTCGTCAAGCCGCATTAGATACAAATGAAATTGGTATTGGT